TTTTATAGTCTGGTCCGATCTGCTAAGGCGTGACAGACCAATCCTGGTTTAAAGGCAACTCTTAAGGAGTTGCTCCAGTTATGGTCTGATTACAATTTAGGGGGTATCTTCCCTCCAATTATGGAGAGAGTGGGTTGGGCTTCCTCGAATAACTGACATTACTATAAGTCCAAACCAATGGATTTTAGTAATGTTGTCAACGAGGGAGCCGCTATCGGACTAGCTAAACTCGGCTTCAAGGAGGAAGCTGCGGGTAAAGTTAGGGTGTTTGCCATGGTAGATCCATTTACTCAATGGGTCATGAGACCCATTCATTTGGCTATCTTCACGATTCTTCGTGGGATACCTATGGATGGTACTTTTGACCAAACCCGTCCAGTCAATAGACTTAGACACCTAGATCCTAAAGATCGATGGTTCTATTCAATTGACCTATCCGCGGCCACTGATAGATTACCCATTTCTTTACAAGTTCCAGTAATGGAGCGAGTATTCAAATGAGTAGAGTTTCCTAACTCCAAGAGAGCTGCTCAGTTATGAGCAGAACTCTTGGTTGGGAGAGCCTACGCGGTAAAATATCCAAGGGCCAAAGATAGAGGGTTTGATTTACCAGACGGAGATCTTCCTGATAGTGTGACCTACGCTGTAGGTCAACCTATGGGAGCCCTCTCGTCTTGGGCAATGCTTGCTCTAACTCACCATGCTATAGTGCATTGGGCGGCTCATCGGGCCAAGGACAAATATCCTAAAGCTAATATACCGATAGCTTTCCGAGACTATGCAGTCTTAGGAGATGATATCGCTATATTGAATAAATTCGTTGCTAGGGAGTACCTTCTGATCCTTAAAGAAATTGGTGTAAAGGCCGGATTGGCCAAATCCATAGTTAGTAAAGATCAATTCTACGTGGAGTTTGCGAAAAAGTTTTTCGTACCCTCCGGTAGAGCTGATATGCTTCCTTTTAAGGAGGTCATTGCTACATTAAGTAGTACATTACTAGTCTGTGAGTTTGTCCGCCAGCATTCTTTACCGCTAGGAGCCATCTTAACAATCCTTGGTTACGGTTATAAATCGAAAATGAGGGCTTATACAGCCTTATTTAGAGATCTTAATCGTAGACTTCGGACTTTGTTAGTCTGATTCCGGTCTCCGAAAGGAGCATTTCCATTAACTGTCTCTGAGTGAATCCGTTCTTCAGGATTCAACTCTAGATGGGACATTGATGATGATCATGTGGCTTGGCAGTATATCTGAGAGGCCCTCATGATAGAGGTTCAAATTTTAATGAACCGATATTATGATGCGGCCGAGAAGTTCCGTCGGGCGGCCTCCAGTGCCGGAGCTTTACGCTCTGACGAGGAGATGCCTGAGGGGACTCCAATATCTAGACACCCTCCGTATCTTACGGAGAGGCTGGTACGAGACGATTCGATCAACCAATTTGTGACTGAACCTGTCCCATTTAGCGCCCTAGTAGCTCCAACGGATTACGATCCGTACGAGTCTACTGGGATTGCTGATGCTTCAGAATTCAATCGTAAATATGGTGTGGTCGATATTGTCGATGTACCCGCTGTCCAGATGCCAAGATCCTTGATTGAAGCTGACTTATTCGAGCAAGTATTCGCCATTAATGACGAGAGCTTGCAAGATAAGAAGTTCGTCACTAAGTGTGAAGAACTGACAGCTTGAATCTTTGATTTTGACAAGTTGGCTCAGGATATACCTACAAGCTACTGACCCCAGTTGAGGGCAGCTGAGAAACCGATGCGCGAGTTCATTCAAACAGCAAAAATCCATGAGATTTTCTCACGGACTTTTACGATGTTTGGGATTAACCCGAGGCTGAAACCTGTAAGTCCTAGTGACTGCAGTGGAAACACTCTTGTTGTGTCTCCCTCTAGCCCTGCGTTCATTGAGCCTGTCTGTTTGGACAGTTACTCTGATAAAGAGGACTGTTACGAGGACAAAGCAAAAAGAGTTATGAAGTTATCCACTTCATGGCACTTTACATGATCGCAGCCTTGAGGGTTTAACGATTTGACTGGATACCAGTGATATGATTACTTAGAGACTTGTTGAAGATCCGAAAGGAATCTTCCTCAAACTCATGGTAACATATCTTTAAGATCCAAAAGCGATATACATGCTTACATGTATCATTGCAATTGTGAAATTAAAGCTGTAAGGCGTCAAATGGATCAACAAGTACCCAACACGTAGTAGACTCCTACACTTTCATGTGTAGTCTCTACTAGACGGTTGGAAATTATCGATGTGCATCTGAGCGCC